AATAGCACAAATTGCAAATGATGTTGTTGATTCTTATACATCAGATAAAGATTCTCGTCAGGAATGGGAGTCTATGTTTGAAAGAGGATTTGATTTATTAGGATTAAAGATAGAAGAAGCATCAGAACCATTTGAAGGAGCATGTACAGCAGTACATCCTATGTTAATTGAATCTGCTGTTAAGTTTCAATCAAAAGCTATACAGGAAATGTTTCCACCTAATGGTCCAGTTAAAGCACATATATTAGGTAAGTCTACTCCTGAAAGAGAAGACCAAGCTAATCGTGTACAAGAGTTTATGAATTATCAGGTAACAGAACAAATGCCTGAATACTTTGATGAGTTTGAAAGAATGCTGTTCCACCTTCCTTTGATAGGATCAGCATTTAAAAAAGTTTATTATGATGCAACATTAAAAAGACCAGTATCTGAATTTGTTCCAATAGATCAATTCTATGTTTCTTATTATGCATCTAACTTACATAAAGCAGATAGATATACACATATTATATATAGAAGTCCTGTTGATCTTGCAAAAGATATACGAGCAGGAATATATAGAGATGTAGATTTACCTGAAGCAACTAATCCTAATCCCACATCTTTCTCTTCTAAAATGGATACAATATTAGGATTATCACCAACAGCAGATAATGATCCTCAATATACATTACTTGAACAGCATTGCTATTTAGAAATTGAAGAAGATTATGCTCTTCCTTATATTGTTACAGTAGAAGAACAATCACAACAAATTTTATGTATTCGTAGAAACTATGAAAAGGACGATAAAAACCAAGAGAAAGTATCACACTTTGTCCATTATAGATTCGTTCCAGGATTTGGTTTCTATGGATTTGGTCTGATGCACTTCTTAGGAAACTTAACCATGACTGCCACAGCAGCTATGAGAAGTTTAATAGATGCAGGTCAATTTGCAAACTTGCCAGGAGGATTTAAAGCAAAAGGTGTAAGGATTGTTGGTGATAATGAACCAATAAGTCCAGGTGAGTTCAAAGAAGTAGAAGCAACAGGAACAGATTTGAATAAGGCAATAATCTCTCTTCCCTATAAAGAGCCTTCCCAAACTCTTTTCCAAATGCTTGGCTTTGTAACTGCAGCAGGACAGAAGTTTGCAGATAGTACAGAACAAATAGTTTCTGATGCTGCATCCTATGGACCTGTTGGAACGACTATGGCATTACTGGAAGCGTCAAGTAAGTTCTTTTCTGCTATTCATAAGAGATTACACAAATCTCAAAGAGATGAATTTAAAATACTTGCAAGAATCAATTATGATTATCTTCCTTCAGAATATCCATATGAAGTTCCTTTTGCTGAAAAAAGTGTAATGAAAAAAGACTTTGATGGTAGGATTGATGTTATCCCTGTCTCAGATCCTAATATTCCATCAAATGCACATAGGATGATGATTGCACAAATGGCATTACAAATGGCACAGCAATCACCTCCTGGCATGTTCAATCTGGAAGCATTAAATAGAACAATATTAAATGCTGCTAATATGCCTAATCTGGAAGATATACTTCCACCAAAACAACAACCACAACAAATGGACCCAGTATCTGATATTATGGCAGCAACTAAAGGTATACCTATTGCAGCATTTGCTGGACAAAACCATGATGCTCATTTACAAACAAAGATGGCATATCTTCAAGATCCAGAAAATGGAGCTAATCCTATAATGGCTAGATTAAAACCAGTACTGGAAGCAAATATACAAGAACATTCTGTTATGAAATATCAAGAACAAATGAATGGAATGGCTAGAATGGCAATAGAACAAATGCCACCTGAACAACAACAAAATCCTGCTGTTGCAGAAATGGCAATGGCTAGTGCAGCACAACAAGTATTAAATGCAAATCAAGCTATGGGTCAAGCTCAATCACCTGAACAACAAATGGTTCAATTAGAAACAGCTAAAGTAGAACTTGAAAAACAAAAATTACAAGCAACATCTGCTAAATATTCTGCAGATTCTGCATTAGATGCACAAAGATTAGAATTAGAAGAAGCTGAATTAATGATAGAAGCTGGTAAATCTGGTCAAGATGCAATACTGAAAAAAGAAA